TCTCCGGGGGCAAGGTGCGCGTGTACGATGCCGGGACGACCAACCCCTCAAGCCTGTTCTCGGACGCCAGCCTGTCAACACCGCTGGCCAATCCGGTGGTCGCCAACTCCGCAGGCATCACGCCGCAAATCTTCGCCGCTGACGGGCTTCTGGTCGATATTCAGTACCTCACCAGCGCGGACGCCTCGATTGCCAACCGGGGCTATGAGGATGTCTCGTTCCTCGGCTCCTCGACCGGCGACCTCTCCCGCACGGTGACGGGTGACGGACGCTTCACCATCACCGGATCGGCGGGCGCGGTGTTGTTCCGCGTGGGCGACCCAAGCCCCGACAACACCGGGGGAACGCTCACCATCGAAGGGTGGGCCGGAACGCAGGGCGACACCCTGACGCTCGACTTCGCACTGGTCAACGTGACGGGACGGTTCAAGGAGCAGGGCAAGAAGCTCCAAGGCACGGTCTACACAGAAGCCACGCAGGTCACGGCTCAGACCTCGGTTGACATCGCGCTCCCGAACGACCCGACCGGCTGCCGGGCTTGGGAAATCCATATCTGGGATTACTCGCAAAGCGGGATCGGCAACCTGCAAGGCCGCCTGAGCTTCGACGGTGGCGCGACGTATAAATCCGGCGCCACTGACTATGACTCCTTCTGGTTCACCTCGGAAACGACGGGCGGGACCGTAACCGGCACGGCGATGGTGACTGCCGCCCAGATGGGTTTTTGCAGCAACCTTAACGGGGCCTCAAACCAGCTTGGCAGCGGCGTGTTCCGCGTCATCACGCCGGACAGCGGCACGGCCTTCACCAAAATTGACGCCGATCTGTCGGGCATTATCAACACCGGGGCGGGCTCGATCTTCCGCGCCACGGCTTACGGAAAAGGCTCCTACGGGCGAGCGACAAACATCCGCCTGCTGCTGGCCTCCAACAACTTCACGTTCAAATATCGGCTCGTTGCTTTGCGTGGGTTTGGGGAAGTCTGATGGCAATGTCACTCGGCATCGGGATCGGGCTACCGTTCGGGGGGGCTCCGGCTGCGGCGTCCTCCGGCGGCACGTCGGCGGATCGATTCAGCGTGATGGGGACCGGCTTCCGCTGGCCGACAGAGGGCGCGAGCCATGCGACGAACACCTATTTCGTCGTAGAGTTCCGCTTTGCCACGCCGGACTACGCCGTCACCGATCCGCGCGTGTTCTGCCCGTCCTTTTTCAGCCCGTCGTCGGGCGGCGAAACCCTCCTGGCAGGGGGCGCTTCGATCATTGTTCAAGGCTGGTCCATTGAGACGTCTTCGGGCGTCTGGACGGCCTGCGACGGGGCGGCGGAAGGGGGCTGCGCGACGGTCACGAACGCGAACGGTGGCGAGTGGCTACCACGGGTCGCCGCGACACTTTCGGCAAATACCGGCTATGTCGCCCGGCTCACGTTCAGGGTCTCGGGAACCTCGGTCACAATCCCGCGTGTGACCCAGCAGGCGCTCCCCACCTCACCGCTGGGGCAGGAGAGAATGAACGGCGCCACGACGACGTGGTTTGCGCGGCTGACCGACAACGTGGCCGTGACGAACAGCGGCGGTAATGGCATCTTCTACAAGCCTGTTATGATGATTGCGAAGGGCGGCGACGGACGGCCTGCGATCATAGTTGTCGGCGACAGTATCGGTTACGGGTCCGCAGACAGCCGGGCCATCTCGAACTGGAGCAGCCGGAACGAGTTCGGCTACGTTGCGCGGGGGCTCGATAACAACTCGGGCAGCCAGCGTCTCGGCTATCACATCATGTGCATCCCAGGTCAGCGCGCGGTCGGCACCGGCTCGCCTTGGACTACGACATCCAACTGGGCCGGGAAGCGGAACGCGGTGCAGCAGGTGGTCGATGCCTATGGCGAGCTGCCCTTCGATGAAGTGCTCTGCCAGCACATCTCGAACACCGTTCCTTTTGTTGGCGATGTTCGGGCTGGTTTCGTCGATTTTTACGGTCTGCTCTGGAGCAAGCCGATCACGCAGATCGAGTGCCTGCCGGCCGTCACCAGTTCGAACGGCTACGCGGACGTCGGGGGCCAGACACCGCAATCCGGCTACAACTACGGCGGTTCGGGGACGGACGTTCAGGCGTGGGACTTCAACGCCGACGTCGGCGGCGTGGACGGCCTAGGCGATGCGTCGGCGTACTATCGCGCCGGGGGCTATATCATCGGTTCCATCGCGCCGTGGCGATACAGCTCTGTTGACACATCGACGCAGCGGGACCTTTGGCCGGTGCGGCCTTATTCGAGCACGCTTTCCTCTGCCTATGTCTCGGGTGGGACGATTGTCACCACGGACGCGCCGAGCCTGGGGATGGCCCTGGCGGTGCTGCTTGACAGCGGCAGCTATGGAACCCTGCGCGATGTGACGGCGGTCACGGGTTCCGGCCCTTACACGGTGACGCTTACGGGATCGCTGGGCGGCGCGGCAGCGGCAGGCAAGACGGTGCGCGAAGTGTGGGGGGATAACATCCACCCCAGCGGGCTGGTCCATCGGGACGTGCTGCAAAGCGCCATCACCGATTGGAAGGTGGCGCGGGGGTGGGTCTGAGATGATCGCCGCCTCAACACTCGCGGACGCCCGGGCCTCAGTGCGGCCCGGCCAGACCCTGGTGCTGGAGGGCGTCTATGACGGCCCCTGGCGGCCGAAGGCGGCGGCGCTGAAAGGCGTGACGATCGACGCCCGCAAGGCGGAGATCCGGGGCCTGTTCTATCCCGGCGCGGGCGTCGAAGGGCTGACCATCATCGGCGGGACATGGGTGGGCCTGCGCCTTGACCGCGTGGTCGGTCTGACGATCAAGGACGCCGAGATGGTCGGCCCCGGCGCCGAAGACGCCAGGCTGGCGGACGGCTACGGCGTGTTTGTGAATGGCGGCTCGGGCGTGATGATCTCGGGCCTGCGGGCGTCGGGCTACAAGTCCGGCGTGGTGATCAGCCGCGTGGACGGGTTCGAGGTGCTGGACTGCGGCCTGTCTCGGATGCGCTCCGATGGCGTCCAGGTCGGCGAGAGCCGCAACGGCCGGATCGCGGGCAATGTGATCCACGGCACGCGCATCCTGGGCGACGAGCACCCGGACGGCATCCAGCTCTGGAGCCGGCCGACCAGCCCACCCACGGCCGACATCGTCATCGAGGACAACCTCGTGGTGGGCGAGACGCAGGGCGTCTGCGGCTTCAACCACGTCCGCGCCGGCATTGACGACGGCGGGTTCGACCGGATCACGATCCGAGGCAACCGGATTGTCGGCGGCTATCCGAACGGCATCTCGCTGCAGGACGGCCGCGACTGCGTGGTGACCGACAACACGGTCTCGACCTATCCGGGCTCGCGCTGGCGGGCGTCGATCAACCTGATCGGCTGCGCGGGCGTGATCCGCCGCGGCAACACCGTGGCGACCGGGGCGGGGAAGCCTGCGGCGGATGATCCGCCGTGACCGTCCAAGCCTCGCACAACGATCTGCAGGCCGACATCCGCGCTCTGTCAAACAGGTTTGAGAAGGCCGAGGCCGAGCGCGCGGCCTATCGCGAGGACACCGCCAGGACCCTGCGCGCCATGGCCGACAGCCTGCGCGTGACCGGCGAGGCGCTGGAGGCGATCGAAACCAAGCTGGGCGAGGAGCCCGACAGCGACGGCAATGGCGGGCGGGGCCTGATCGGCGACGTCCGCCGCTCGGCGCGGCACATCCAGGACCTCATGGGCCTGCAGAAGGTCGGCAAGGGCGTGTTCGCGACCGTCGGCGTGTTCTTCACGGTGTTCGGCGGGCTGATCGTGCTGGGCGTCGGCAAGTGGATTGTCGATCTCGTGGGCGGCAGATGAAACTCGTTCGTGACCTCTTAACTGGTCCCGACGGCGTGACCTGGGCCATTGGCCGGGTGGCGTCGGTCCCGACCCTGTTCTCGGGCCTGGGCCTGCCGTTCGTCGCGCTCGCCCAAGGGCAGACGCTCGATTTCTCCGCCCTCGGGGTTTTCTACGGGGGCGTGGCCGGCGGGGTCGCCGCGCTGATCGGCCTCACCAATCACACAGAGCCAAAGGAGGGCAGCTAATGCCGGAACTTGAGGCGCTATCGAACGAACGCTTGAAGGGTGTGAATCCTAAGCTAGTGGAGACGGTCAAGCAAGCCGCGAAGGCTTCCCCGTTTCCCATCCGCGTGACCGAGGGGCTGCGGTCATCGGCCAGGCAGAACCAGCTCTATGCCCAAGGTCGCACCAAGCCCGGCAAGATTGTGACCTGGACCCGGAACAGCAAGCACATGATCCAGGCGGACGGGACCGGCCACGCGGTTGACCTTGTGCCGCTGATCGACGGCGCGGTCCCCTGGTCGGACAAGGCCCGCTTTCGGGTGATCCGCGACCTCATGATGGCCGCCGCCGAGGATGTGGGGGTCAATGTCAGGTGGGGTGCGGATTGGAACCGCGACGGCGTGCCGTGGCAGCGGGGCGAGTACGACGGCCCGCACTTTGAGATGGTGGCGTAATGGCTGCGAAACAGCTTTCCATCGAAGAGGCCGAACGCACGGTCGCGGTCTATAACGAGTGCGTTTCAGAGGGCTTCGGGACGGGCGCGAATCGGGGAGGGCGGCGGAACTTCTCGGCCCGCGCTGAAACCGCTCGCCGGTTGTGTCTCGACCTCAACACCACGACGCACCGCTTGAACGTCGCCGTCAACCGCTATGGTTTGAAACTGGACGAAACCGTCAAGCCTGCCTTTACATTCGACGACCTCCCGCATGACGGGGAGAAGTCCGCCGAGGAACTGATCGCCGAACTGACCGAGCGCCACGCCAAGCGGAAGGCCCACCACGATGCGGGCAAACTGCGGCAGGTGCAGGTCAATATCGACGGGCCGATCATGCTGGCGTTTTTCGGAGATCCGCACGTTGATGACCCCGGCTGCGCGTGGGGCGACCTAGAGCGCGACGTCAGGCTTTGCCGCGAGACCGAGGGCGTCTTAGCCGTGGACGTGGGCGACGATAGCAACAATTGGGTGGGTCGCCTCGCCAAGCTCTACGCCCACCAGGAGATAACCGCCAAGCAATCGCTCAAGCTGATCGAGTGGCTCATGGGCTCGCTTCCGTGGCTTCTGCGGATCAAGGGCAACCACGACAACTGGAACACCGAGAAGGGCGACGTATCGGACTATATCCACCGCCTGTTCGGCCAGATCGGCGGGCTGGAGGAAAGCGGCGCCCGGCTTGAGTTGAACATGCCGAGCGGGGCTGCGGTGCGGCTACACGTCCGCCACGACTTTCCAGGGGGCTCGCAATTCAACCCGGCGCACGCGCTGGTGCGGGAGACCCTGTTCGGCCACCGGGATCATATCCTGGCCTGCGGTCATCGACATACAACTGGTTATATACCGATTTTCCACAACGACCCGCGCCGGCTCTGCCATGGCTTCCGGGTGGGCGCGTACAAAGACTTCGACCACTACGCCAAGGAAAAGGGCTTTCAGGACGGCAACTGGGCGCGTTCGATGGCCGCCGTCATTGACCCTGACCACATTGGCGACCCGGTTCGCTACATCAAGCCGTTCTTCTCGCTGGAAGATGCGACCGACTACCTGGCGTGGCGTCGGGGCAAGTGGTCGGTCGGCAGGCGGGCCGCGTGATGGACGGTTCCGAGTGGCTAGTCCTGATCCTCGGCGTCCTGCTCGGGCTCCTGATCGCGGTGAAGCTGGTGGCGCTCGCGTTGGTCGGGGCGTTGCGGGTGCTTAAGATGTGGGTGGAGAGGGCGTTCTGATGATCCTGACGCTACTGACTAGCAGACTCGCCGGCCCTATCGCCTCCGGTGTCGCCGTCCTGTTCATGGCCCTTGCGGTTGGACAGTGCACGCGGGCGATCAGGGCCGAGAACCGCGTCACGAAGGCCGAAGCGGTCGCGGCGAGGGCTATGGCCGACTTCACCACATGCAAAGCCAACACCACGACGCTAGAGGCCGCGCTAGAGGCTCAGAGCCGCGCCGTGGCGGGCCTTAAGGCTGAATCCGATAGGCGTGTAGCCCAAAGCGCCAAAGCCGCCAGAGACGCCCGCGCTGTGGCAGAGAGTGCCCGCCGTCATGCTGACCGGGTGCTGGCGAGGCCGGCTCCCGAGGACGTGTGCGCGGGGGCTCTGGATGTTCTGAGGGGAGGCCAGTAATGAGGCCAGCAATTCAAGCGGCAATTGTCGGCCTTTCCGCCCTCACCCTCACCGCCTGCGCTACGGCTTCCGAACCCCGCATTGAGGTCCGCGAAGTCCGCGTGCCCATCCCCGTCAAGTGCGCCACCGACCCCGGCCCTAGGCCCGAGTACCCCGACACCGATGCGGCGATTGCTGGCGCTCCGAACGTGTTTGAGCTTGCCAAGCTATACCGCGCCGGACGTGCTCTCAGGATCGGGCGGGAGGCGGAGCTAGAGGCGAGTGTGGCGGGGTGTCGGTAGCCGCGTCCATCGCGTAGGACAGCAACGCGCCGCCTTCCTGACGAGCCCTCATAACCGCGTAGGTATCGCCCTCGCTAGGCTCTCTCACCACTCCCAACACCCCCCGCACGATAGCCAGACACTCACGCTCTGGCAGGTACGGCTTATCGGATGCGGTGCGGACGGCGGCGATCAGGTCAGCGCGGGTCATGGGGCGTCCTTTGCAGGTTGGTCACACGTCCAGCCAAACCGCCGGGCGCGAAGGGCGGCCATAACGCCACGACGTATTTCCAGGCCAGTCAGGTTATCGTGCGCGAGCGCTTGGAGTTCCGTAACGGTGTGGCCCGACTTTCCGCCGAATGGCCGCGCCATTTCCAGAAGTTCGGGCTTCACCAACAACCAGAGCAAGGCGCGATTGTTGTACCGATCTTGGTTTGGAGCCAGCCGCATAGGGTGCAGATTCGCAAAGCCGGCGTCCGTTTCGGGAAGCCACTCGACGTTGTAGAGCCCCTTGCTCGTCCAAATCTCACGGATGGCGGCGGCCCAGCGCGGTGCGAAGCAAACCAGAACCGGCCCTCCCACAGACAGCGCCCCACGCACCTGACCTTCAAGGCGGGAGAGGGTGTCGAGTTCGCTTTTGATTTCCACCAAGGCGAGGCGATCCGGGGTGATGGCGGCAAGGTCTAAGCGGACGTTTGCGACCGGGAACTCGTGGACGATACGGGCGTCGGGAAAGTGCTCCCGTAGGACCGCCTCGGCCTTGGCGCGGATTCTGGCTTCGGCAGCGGACGCGCTCACTTCCCCCTCTCCCCTTCATATGCAGCGATAGCGGCTCGGGCTAGGTCTTCGGCCAAGATGCCGTTCATCTGCGCCAAAGCGTACTCCGGGTAGACCTCGGTTCGCCGGTATATCGCCCGCGCCACCGCATCCACCACGGCCTCGGAAGGCTCTGGTCGGGCTAGGATTGCGTCGGCGCAAGCCAGCACGCACCTAGCGTCCTCGGGGGCGTACAGCGGGGCATCCTCCCAACTGATCGGGCCTGCGTCCGCCTCACGGACCCAGGTTTCCCACATGATCCGCGCAATCCTCTCTCGCTCACTCACGCTCGCCTCCGTGCTTGGTGGGGTTGAGGGCGGCGCGGATAGCTTCGGACGCCCCAAAGCAGAATATCGCGCCCATCCCTCGGCGCGGTCTCTATCGGTTGCCACGTCACGGCGTCAGTCCTCCAGCTTCATGCAGGTCGCGGCAGAACGGCGGCATCCCCGGCTTACCGACCGGCGCGAAGCACTGATCACACAGCCACAGAGTCCCGGTGTCGGGGTCATGGTAAGCCGTGCCGCCGCAGGTTAGCGGGATCGGGCGGGTGTCTGTGGGGCTCACGCTTCAATCTCCTTGTCGGTCCAAACAACGGCTTCCGATGTTACGGTGTCAATTCTTTTCACGGCCAGGCCCGGAACAACGTGCGCGTGGTTCTTCGCCCATTCGACCGCGTGCGAGAGCGTTTCAAGAGTGCAGGCGACAGCGCCCGCCGCCGTGACCACGTGATAGGATGTGCGGGTCATCACAAAAACCCCGTCAGTTTCGCCACCAGCCCAATGCAAGCGGTGATCACGATTAACGATGCCGTTTGGTAGGCGTACCAGGACCAAGGGCGCATCACGCCACCTCCAATTCCAAAAACACCCCCGCCTCGTCGGCGGCGGCTCCAATGTCATCGAGCAACGCCCAAGCGCGCTCACGGTTGAAAAGCAGGATCAGCCCGCGCACGACCTCGGGCGCAAGGCGCGTGTGGTCGAGGTAGACTTGGCCGGCGTGGCAATGAAAGCGGGTCATTGGGCGTCTTCTTCGGCCTTGGCCGCTTCCCATTCCAAGACCTCATCAGCGCAATCGATGCAGACAAGCTCCCCGGTGAGTTCGTAAACCTCGACGCTGGGTGAGAAGTCGCGGGCGCAACATTCGCTGCAACGCGACTCCGAATGGATGACGTAGGCTTTGCGCGTCATCACGCGGCCTCCGCACGGTCGCGCACCATGGTCAAGTGGCGGTCGATCTCGTCGCGGATGCGGGCAAGATCGGCGTCGGAAGCGAACACCGAACATCTCATGCTAAGTCGCAACCACTGGTGGCCGTCCACGCGCTCGATATCAATTTCGTCGCCGGGCGACAGGTGAATATTGGTGGTGATAGTAGCCATCAAGCCGCCTCCCCATAAGCCGCCGCCGCTTCCGTAATGCTGGCGAACCGGCTGACCGTTATATCGCAGTCCTTCTCGCCGTCGCGGCTAAAGAACCATTGTTCCGTGACGACCTCAAACCCCGCCGGGGTTTCGAGTAGCGACACCTTGCGCGACCAGTCATAAGGCGTCCGCTTGTCGCCGTGCGACGTGGCGATGATGTGTGCGGGCATCTTAGACCTCCCAACCCGCGTTAAGCCCCATGTGCGGGGTGAAAACATACTTCCGACCGTTGGCGGGGTTCCAAAGGCGGTAGTCGGGGCCGACCTTCTCGACCACTTCCAGCGTCAGGAAGCCGACCCTGACCGTCTCGCCGTTCGACCAGTCCTGCGTGCGGCGGGGGGTCTGATAGCCGTTCTGAAGGCCGCCTAGGGCGGATCGGCTGGCGCGGTATCCAACAAACTTGGGCATCTCGTTTTCTCCGTTTGCGTTGTTCCCCATAGTCACCACGCAAGCGTGACGGTCAACAAAAAAATGCGCCCCCAGGCCGTTTTTAATGATTGACCCCGCCGTGCCTATGCGTCACCACTAGGGCCATGACATTAGCTCAGTGGATGGCCGCCAACGGCTACAAAGACCAGCGCCTTGCGGACGAACTGTCCCTGTCGCGCTCGGCAATCACCCGCATCCGTCGCGGCGAGCGTAAGCCGTCGCTTGACGTCGCCCTGCGCCTTGAGCGCGTCACCGGCTTGCCGATTGGCGCGCTTGTGGGGGCGGCGTGAAACCTGTCGCCACAAACAACCCTTCAGGAGCAAACGAAGTGACCGAACGCAAAAACAACGCGCGGAAGTTCCCAAAATACGCGGACCTTCCGATCCACCGGCTGGCGGACCAATACCTGCCAAGCCTGAACGACCACCAGGCGCACCTCGACACTATCGCCCGCGCGAACAACGGACGCGGTTTCTCCGTCGCGAAGGTGCGGCCGTGAGAAGTTGGACGCCGGAAGAGCTGACACGCTTGCAAGAGCTTGTCGGGCTAGGGTGGGCGCGGCAACGCATCGCCGCCGACCTCGACCGCAGCGTGGACGCCGTGAAGGCACGCATAAACCACGGCGGGTTCGACAAGCCGCCCATGCGCGCCGTAACATGGTGGACGCCGGAGGAGGAGGCGAAGCTCGAAGAGCTTTGGCGGATCGGCCACTCTCTCACCGAGATCGGGCGCATCCTCGGCAAGGGGCGCGGTGCTATCGCCGGGGCCTGCGCGCGACGGGGGTTGAAACGTGACGCGGCAAGCCGGGGGCTCATTAACTCCGTCGCATCATCCGTCCGCTCCGAACGGTCGCCCGCCCGCAAGCGCGTCGCCAACTGGTCAATCTCCAAGGTCCCCGCCCCCGCCGACGTAGCGCGTTACGTCCCCAAGACACACGCCGTACCGCCGACCGCCAAGCATTGGCTAGAACGCGCGTTCGGTGAATGTGCGTTTCCTGTAGACGGCGCCGGGGTTGATCTGATTTCGTGTTGCCGCAAGGGCTGGCGCACCACACCGGACGCCGCCGCCTATTGCGACGAACACCGCGCCGTCATGTTCGGCGCACCGCGTAGCGATCTGGAAGGGTTGGAGAAGGTGGTATGAGCTACCAGCGCAAGGAGGTGATCGGGGATGCGACGCTGTATCTGGGCGACTGCCGGGACATCCTTCCGACGTTGGGGAAGGTTGACGCGGTTGTGACGGACCCTCCGTTCGGGATGGCGTTCCAAAGCAATTACCGGACGGTGCAGCACGCGGAAATCGCCAACGACGGAACCGATGAACTGCTGCGGTGGGCATGCGAAATACCGGCCCGCCACTCCAGCTATGTCTTCTGCAGGTGGGACAATATCGCCGCACTTCCGAAGCCTAAGAGCCTCGTGACATGGGTTAAGAATAACTGGTCAATGGGCGACCTGGAGCACGAGCACGCGCGGCAGACTGAGGTCGCGTGCTTCTATCCAGGCCCCGAGCACAGGTGGCCTAGAGGGCGACCGACCGACGTTGTGGAGTGTCCCCGCACCGGGAACGTCTACCACCCTACCGAGAAGCCTGTGGCGCTTATGTGGGCGATTGTAGGCTGGACGGAGGGTGTCGTTTTCGACCCGTTCGCAGGAAGCGGAACAACCGGGGTCGCCTGCGTGCAGCGGGGGCGCGCGTTCATCGGCTGCGAGATTGATCCGGCGCATTTCGAGACGGCCTGCCGCCGCATCGCCAAGGCTTACGAACAGCCCCGGCTCTTTGACGAGCCACCCCCAAAGCCAGTGCAACCTTCTCTGTTAGGGGACCTGTCGTGACCATCCTGGCAATAGACCCCGGCCTCTCGGGCGCGCTTGCGTTCTTGAAGCCGTCCGGCAATCTCACCGTCATCGACATCCCGACGCTCCAGCTAAAGAAGCGCGTGATCGACGAATATGCGCTCGCGCGAATCGTTGACGAGTGGGCGATTGAGGTGCGCGAGGTTTGGCTGGAGCAAGTCGGCGTGCGGCCGGGCGAAGGCGCGGTCGGGGCGTTCACGTTCGGGCGCGGCTATGGGCTGATACGCGGTATCTGCGCCGCCAACTTTTTGACGATCCACGACGTAACACCGCAGGTCTGGAAGCGCGCCTTAGGCGTACCAGCGGAAAAGGATGGCGCACGCGCCGTCGCGTCCCGCTACTTCCCGCGCTACGCAGGCGAGTGGGCGCGCGTGAAGGATGACGGGCGGGCCGAAGCCGCGTTGATCGCGCTTTATGGTTCAAGGCAGATGCAAGCGAGGGCCGCGTGACCCAATCCCTCACCGGCGCCGGCTGGTATTTCTCCGCGTCTCACCGCGACCCGATCCGCAAGGAGTTGCACGGCCACTCCTACGAGGTCACCGCCTACTGGCCCTCGGAGCCGCCGCGCGATGCGATGGTCCTGCAATGGACCCTGCGCGACGTGTTGAAGGGCTTCGACCATGTGACGCTGCCCGACGAAATGACCCGCGCCGAAACGCTGGCCCGCGCCATCGGATCACTGATCGACGGATGCGTTCGCGTGGACATCGCCCGGCCTTCGGAGCGCCTGCGTTGCGAGGTCTGGTTGTGATGACGGTCTGTTACCACGGAACGCCGATCACGCCACAAAGCTCGCTCTTGAAGCTCGCCGGGCGTCACTTCTGCGTCTCGTATTTCAACCGGACAAAGACCAGCCTCCCGCTGATCGAGGGCATCGCGTCCAGCCTCATGCTCGATAACGGCGCGTTCTCGGCATGGCAGGCGGGCGTTGATCTTAGCGATGCCTACTGGTCCAGCTATTTCGATTGGTGCGACCCGCTGCTGGACCGCCCGACGACGTGGGCCGTCATCCCCGACGCCATCGCCTCGGGAACCCAGGAGCAAGACCGCCTCATCCGGCTATGGCCGCACGGCGACCGTGGAGCGCCCGTCTATCACCTGACCGAAGACTTCATGCAGCCGTTGTCGCGGTTGGTGCGGCTGACACAGGAATGGCCGCGCGTCTGCATCGGCTGGGCGCACCCACCGTCAAAACACCCGATCAACGGTGTCGCGTTTGAGCGCGCGATGGATGCGCTTTGGAACGAGCTGGCGAGGCATCATAGCCGCACGCCGGTAGTCCATATGTTCCGGGGGATGCAACTCGTCCGGTCGCGGTGGCCGTTTGCGTCCGTCGATTCAACCGACGTTGCCCGCAATCACAACCGCCCGCAGAACACGCCCGAAGTCATGGCCGCCCGTTGGGATGCGGCGCAATGCCCGGCGCGATGGGAGCAGGCGCCCTCTCCTTTAGAATTGGATTTTGCATGAAGAACGCATTTGAAACACACAACATCGGCCACCTGTCGCCGTCGTCCATTAACCTCTGGCTTAACGCGCCGTCGCTGTGGGTGATGGAGAAGCTCCTGGGCCACCGTGGGGGTATGGGCGCCGCCGCTCACCGTGGCACGGCGACAGAGGCGGGCGTCAGCGCCGGGCTGTTCGACCACGACCTGACGCTTGACGACTGCGTCGCCGTCGCCTTGCCCGTCTATGACCGGCTTACGGCGCTGTCAGGCGACCCTAAGCGCGAAACCGAGCGCGGGGTTATCCCCGGCATGGTCAAGCAGGGGCTCGCCCTGCGTACGCACGGCGTCCCGATCCGGCCCAACCAGGGCGACCAGCACAAGGTCGAAACGTCGCTTGATGGCGTCGGCGTGCCGGTGATCGGCTATCTCGATTGGATGTTCGCCGATGAGATTCTAGACCTCAAGACCACCCTTCGGGTTCCCTCCGCCATGAGCGAGACGCATCTGCGCCAGGCGTCCGTCTACAAGCGGGCGCACCTGGATAAGCGCGTGCGGTTCGTTTACGTCAGCGACAAGAAGTCGGAAACGCACACGCTCACGCGCGAGCAATACGACGCCGCCATTGTCCAGCTTACGGGCGCGGCTTTGCGGTTGCAGAGATTTCTTGCAATCTCGACCGACCCGCGCGAACTTGCCGCCATTGTTCCGCACTCGTCGGATAGCTTTTATTTCAACGACCCGGCGACGCGCGCCAAGTCGGTTGAAGTGTTCGGTTACTGAAAGGCCCTTGCATGTTTGAAGTTCGCAAGCACTCACACAAGACGCGCGGGAAACCGCTCCTGGGTTTCACGATCCACGACGGCGACCGCGAAGTCTGGCGCGGCGATGGCTTCATTGAGCCCGATTACCGCGCGGCGTCTATTCAGGTCGCTCTGCGCGAATTGAACGGCCAGCCGCCCGTCATCGCGGGTGAGAATATTCTTGACCGGACGGCGATGATTCTTGCCGATTGGTCCCGCCGCCGGTTCCCCGAACACGCGGCATAGAATGGGCGGTCCCGACCCTTTCGGGTATGTGTAAACTGAGGAAAATGTAAAATGGCACTAGGATTGCAGACCGAAGCCGGTGGCGGTGAAAACTTCCTTCCGGTGGTCAAGTACGACGCCCGCGCCGGGCGGGTGTTCCGCATCGACCGCCATCAGGACAGCGCGGGCAACTGGTCGTCCGATGACGTGGACATCACGTCCACGTTCCAGGGCGCGTTCGACCTCGGCGCCATCGAGGTCGGCTGGGTGTATTTCGTCGCGGGCCAAGGCCCGTCGTGGGCGCTCGTGCCGCTCGGCCAGCCCCTCCCGGCCAGGCCTTCCGAGAACCACAAGCAGTGCTTTCGCCTCAAGGTGAAGCTCGGCAAGGCGTGTGGCGGTGACGTGCGTGAGTTCGCGTCGCAGGCCAAGTCGGTGATCGGCGCGGTGGACAAGCTGCACGACGCCTACACGGCGGGGCTCAAGGACAACCCCGGCAAGGTTCCCGTCGTCGCCATGACCGGGACCACGGCGATCAAGTCCACCGGCAAGGGGCAGACCTCGACCAACTATGCCCCGATCTTCGAGATCAAGTCGTGGGTGGATCGTCCCGCAGACTTCGACGCGGCGCCGGCCGCTACGCCCGAACCGGAGCCCGTCGCGGCGACGGTCGCGGGTGACGACGACACCGAGTTCTAAGAGACCCTCCCCTGGGCCAACTTGGCGGGGCGTGAAAGCGTCCCGTCTTTTTTTGCACGTTGACGGACGTTGGCGTGCGTGCCAATGTGGAACCATGATGACAGAACACCCGCGCCGAGCATATCGGATCGACGAGTTTTGCCGGGCTTTCGGCCTTTCTCGCTCAACGGTTTACACCCTAATGGACGCCGGTAAGCTGGCATCCGTCAAGGTCGGAAGGCGACGGCTTATCCCCGTTGAAGCCGCCGAGGCGCTTCTCAAGACCGACGCCTAGGCGGTGCGGGCGTGCCCCTTCCCCCTAAAGCCGCACCCTTGATCGCCATGCTCGCCAGCGACAACGAGGGCGAGGCAATGAACGCGCTGCGGGCGTTGAAGCGTGTTCTAGGCGGTGCGGGTATGGACTTCCATGACCTAGCTCGGGGTTCAACGCCCGCGCGCCGCGAGCCGTGCCGCGTTTGCGCAGAGCGGCAGCGGCGGGAGCAGGCAACGTCGAAAGCGCGCGGCTCACACGCCGCCGACCTAAAATGGCTCTTGGCGCAACCGTTCCGGTATTCGGAAAGGGAAGCCGATTTTCTTCAAAACCTGGGATCATGGGAAGGCGAGCTAACCGAAAAGCAAGCCGCGTGGTTTCAGAACATTCTAGCAAAGGTCCGAAAGGCCGCTCAGGAGGCCGAGTTTTGATGTCCGCCGCAGCCGACACGTTTAACCATGAGTTCGCCAACGCCTACGCGTGGGCGGCCATGTATCGCGGCCTGGGGCTTCAAGTGGTCCCGGCGGGCGACCCCGCACAAGGGCCGAACTGGAAGCGCCCCAGCCTCCCGCAATGGACGGAATTGCAAACGTCCCTGGCGCCCGAAACGACGTTCTCGCGCTGGTACGACCCCGAGATCGGCAAACACCGCACGCGAGACAATATGGGCCTGATCATGGGCCTGGCGTCCGGCGGGGTGTTTTGCGTCGATCTGGACCTCCACAAAGACACTGGAATGGCCCGCCAATGGTGGGCCGACCTGCTGGCGGAAAACGCCCACGGTGTTGAGCCCGTTACGCCGTCACAGCGCACGGGGGGCGGCGGGCGGCACATTCTATTCCGCGCGCCGGAAGGGTGGGCGTCGCCCACATTCAAGACATCCGTAGGCATCGACATCCGGGGGCAGGGCGGCTTTATGATGGCCGCGCCCAGCCGCCACGAAAGCGGGCGCGAGTACGCCTGGGAAGAAGGGCGCGAGCCGTGGCTGACGGACATCGCCCCGGCCCCGGAATGGCTTGTGGAGGCCATCGAAGCGTTACGCGAGCAATACGCGCCTTTGGCCGGCGGGGGCGCCGCGCGTACGCGGACGGAAGGAGCCGAAAAGTACCGCGCGGAAGGCGTTCGGTTTGAGGAGATAGACGAGCGCGAGGAAACTATGCACCGCCTGATATGGGGCGTGCTTTGTGACCTCCGTCGCCGCTCCCCGGATGACACCGAACCATTTCCGGGCGACGCGGCCGATGAGTTTGACCGCGCATGGGGTGTCTATCTAGAGAAGGTGGGTTCCCGCCTGACCGACCCCAACGCGACAAAGGAAGCCTTGCTGGAGCGCGAGGGGCGCGGAAAGAGCGAGTTTCGCCGGAAGTGGCAGCGCGCCGTAAAGCAATGGAACGGCAAGCTAAAGGAAGCCGCCGCCGAACCCCGACCGGGCGAGCCGCCGCCAAGTAAGGCTTACACAAGGGACGACGACGGAACGCTGCACGACCCCGAGACGGGGGAGGTGTTTGAGCCCGAACCGGGTCCGCCGCCCGCTTCCGACTTTCCCGACCACCTGACGCGCCCGCCGGGCCTGCTGGGCGACATCATAGACTGGATTGAGGCGACATCGCGCCACCCGTCGCGGGCGATGGCTCTAGGCGTCGCCCTGGGTGTCGTGGGGACCGTCGCGGGGCGTAAGTACGCCACACCGACAAAGTCCGGCACGCACATCTATGCGCTGGCCCTGGCGCCGACGGGGGCGGGGAAAAACCACGCACCCAAGCAAGCCAAGCGGCTTTTGCGAGCGGCCGGGTTGGGCGACCTGATCGGCCCCTCACAATATATGAGCATGAGCGCGGTGTTCGCTACGCTCGGCAAAAGCCCCCGCCACGTCTCGTTTATCGACGAGTTCGGCGGCTACATGACGCGCATCGCATCGGCCAAGGGGAGCCCCCACGAACGGGCGGTGAAGGACATTCTCCGCACCGCCTGGGGCGCGTCGTTTGAAGAGCTTCGGCCCCTGTCATACGCGGACGGGCGCGTTATAGAGCCCATCATAAGCCCGGCCCTGTCGATCTGCGGCATGAGTACGCCGGAGGAGTTTTACAAGGCGCTCGCGGGTGATGACGTTTTCAACGGCTTCCTGAACCGCTTCCTGATCATCCGCATTTCGGAGAAGCCGCACGAGGTCGAGCCCAAAGAGGATGAGTTCGACCCGCCCGGTTCGTTGCTTTGGGGCATTGCCCGGATCAAGGACCGCGTTTCGGGCGCGCTTGCGGACGCGCTTCACGATGAATCCCGCCCCATCTTGCGGCTGAACTGGGCGTCACCGGAAGCCGCCGCCGTCTATACCGTCCTGCGCCGGGATATGGAGCGGCGCGAGGATGACGCGGCGCTTGTGTCCCGCGTTGCGGAGATGGCGTGCCGCCTGGCAACGATCCGGGCCATCGGGCGCGACCTTGAGGAACCGACCGTAGCCGTACGAAAAGATGACATAGAGTGGGGCCGCGACCTCGCTTTATGGTCCGCCGAACGTATGATTCAGGACGCCCAGGACTTCATGGCCGAGACCGAAAACCAGGCCCGCGCAATGCAAATCCTGCGCCTGATACGCGAGGCGCCCGACCGACAGATCAAGCACTCCGACCTGTTGCGGAAGTTGAAACACCGCTTCGACGCGAAGGCTATCGTCACCATTTTGGAAGGCCTGATCGGGGCCGAACAAGTCGCCCTGATCGAAACCCAGACACCCGGCGCGGGGCGAAAAGGGAGGGCCTATGCGTACCTCGGTTAGGGCAATTCATTTCCGAAAGGCCTCGGGAAAGAATTGCCGGAGGGCCGAAAAAGCCCCAAAAACCTATTCTTTCCCCGGGAAAGAATCCAATGAATTGCCCCCTTTTTTTCAATGTTTTCAAAGTCTGAGCAATTCTTTCCCTCTTTCCCTGGGGGGTATCTTATGAGAGGGGAGGGTATCCCCCCCCCATTTACGGGAAAGAATTGCTTGGGCCTCAAAAATGACAGGACCGAAAATGCCCACACCCACTGACGCCGGAACCCTCCAGGCCGTGTTCGAGGGCGTCGAGAACGCCCGTTCGGAGGCCGAGACGGAATGGGGGTTTGAACGCCTTCCCATGCTGGTTTCTGATGATTTGCGCGCTAAGCTCTATCGGCAGAAGGCCAAGTGGTCGGAAGCGTACCAAGCCGCGTGGGCGGCGGACGTGCTGACGCGGGACATGCTGGCGGAAGTCGAAAAGCAGGCGGGCGCCATGAAGCGGGCATGGGCCGCGCTATCACAAGCCGCAAGCGACGCCGGCCACCGCGCCGTGAAGCCTTGGGTTTGGGAAGTGCCGCTTGCGAACGGAACCGTCGCCGCGCTTGTCCGCACCGACGCCGAAGTCGCGGACGTTGAAGCGTCCGGTCGGTTCGTTGCGGTCTATACGGCGCGCGAAATCGGGAATATCATTGACGCCCTGCCCCCGACGCTGGTGGAGGCAAAGCGCGTGTTTCCCGGTTCCAAGTTCCAAGGTTCGTTTGACCGCTCCTGGGTTAAGGACGGCGACGAAATCCCATTTTGACAACGGAGCTAGACGCATGACCGAACCTTACCGCAACGCAGACACCCGGCTGAAAGCCGCCTTCGCCGCCTTGAGGGCTGAGATTGTGGATATCCTTGGGGAGCCCATGGATACGTTCGATCCCGAGAAGCTGGACGTTGACCCGTCGGATTATGATTGGGCGATGCTCGATATCGAGAATGTCCGGGACGCCATCCTCGACTACGCCAAACAACCCGCAAGCGAGGGGTGAGGGATGACCTGGAAATGCTTGTTCGGCGCGCACCGCTGGCGCTGGTTTTCACTTTACGACCCCGGCGAGCTTGGCGCCAGCGTCCATCTCAGCCAGTGCCAGTCCTGCGGCAAACTTGCGGGCGGTTGGAGGGGTTTGGTAAATGACCGCTCGTAACGCCAAGAGCCGCGCCTTCGCTTCGGTCGCAAAAGCCCACCACGCCCGCACCCGCGCAAACCTCGTCCGCCAGGCCGAACGGGAACGCGCCAAGGCCGAGGCTCTGGAGGTGTCCACCGGAGTTGACGAAACTGTCGCGCTTGCCGAGGGCAGGGGGGAAGCGTTCGAGCGTCCGAAGCAACGACCAGGGGAGCGCGCCAAGCCGGTTCGTCGCCTCAACGGCCTGGCCTATCTCGTTTCGCGCGGTGTGATCGACCGTGAGCTTGCCCAGATCGGCGAGCAATGGGGCGACCTCTGGCGCGAAGGCTTCGGCCCCGTTCCCCTGCGCTCGTGCATCAACGACGCCGTGGGCGGTGGTGGCGACAGAACGGGAAACGCCATAGAGGCCGCAAAAACGCGCGTACAGGCCCAACGGCGGCTTTTGGCTATGTCCCTACGTCTAGACCGCGTTCCCGCCGTCTGGGGCGCTCTGGTGGCGATTGCGGGGCAAGGTATGACGCCCCGGCAGTACGGCGGCAACGAACGCGCCGCGCACGCCGCGCAAACGCGCGTGGTTGATGCCCTCGAATTGATGCGCGCGGGGTTGCGGCGTTGAAAAAAGTTTCAAAAGCGGTCGGGATGATGCTTGCGGGCGCCGTTCCGCCAGATGGAGTGCCTGACTAGCCCCTTGACACTTGCCCGCGAATAGGGCAACAAAACCCTAAAGCCCAGCAGCGCGTCCGTGCCGGGCGACCTCCACACACCCCAAACGCTCAGAGGCCCACCGATGCCTAACCGCTCGGACTACTGGCCCGAGTTCCCTGTCATCCTGGGCTTCGGCTCAACCCATGAAATGCGGGACGCCGGCGACACCGGAACCAAGTCGCGCCTTTGGGAACTGCGCTCGACCAGCAAGGCCGCGTGCAAGGCTTACGACCGCAACGACCCGCCGAAGATCAATCGCGTGGCAGGGTTCAGGCGCACATGACCTACGCCGGCAAGCCCATCAGCACACTCACCGAAGCCGAGCTAGACGACGCCGAGGCGTTCTGCATCGAACACGCCCGCATTGCATCGGAAGTCTACGCCGCCAACATGCGCGCACTTGCTGAGATAGCCGCAGCACGCGAGCGCCAAGCGGCGACGGTTAACTGACCCGCCAAGGAGGAACCGTGAACCCTCCGTATGAGTTCAACCAAGACATAGCCGACGCCATCTGCCTTCGGATAGCTGAAGGCGAAAGCCTCCGGTTCATTTGCGGGCCGAACCGAGACCGCGACGCGCTGCCTGGCCAAAACACGGTTTACAAGTGGCTGAACGAGAACGACGCCTTCGCAAAGCAATATGCGCGCGCGCGGGAAATGCAGGGCGACACTTACGCCGACCGCGCGGTTGACGAGGCCCTGGAAGCGACCGACGCGGCGATTGGCCGTCTCCGCATGGACGCGCTGCGCTGGGCGGCGTCGAAGCTGAACGCCAAGAAGTACGGCGACAAGCTTCAGGTGGGCGGCGATCCGAACGGAGCCCCGGTAGCGTTTTCGTGGCTGCCGCCAGAAGGGTAGTCATCCCCTACGCACCTCGACGCGCGTTCCTGCCGCTGCATCAGCGCACGGAGCGGTTCGGGGTTGTCGTGGCGCACCGCCGGGCCGGCAAGACGGTTGCGGCGATCAACGATCTGATCCGGGCGGTTCTGTCGTGCCCGAACCCGAACCCTCGCGCGGCCTATCTCGCGCCCTACTACGCCCAGGCCAAGGACGTGGTCTGGAACTATCTGAAGCACTACACCGCCTCGATTCCCGGCGTGATGACGAACGAGAGCGAACTTCGCGTTGATCTGCCCAACGGCGGGCGGGTGAGGCTCTACGGCGCGGATAACTACGACCGCTTGCGCGGCATCTACCTCGATGACGTGGTGCTGGACGAATATGCGGACATGGACCCGCGCGCGTGGTCCCAGGTCATCCGCCCGGCTCTGGCGGACCGTGAAGGCCGGGCCTTGTTCATTGGAACGCCGAAGGGCCGCAACGCTTTCTGGAAGCTCTACGACGAAGCACAAGCGGACCCGGAATGGTTCTCGATGCGCCTGAGAGCGAGCGAGACCGGCATCTTGCCCCAGGCGGAATTGGACAAGATGCGCGCGACGATGAGCGAGGACGAGTACGCGCGGGAACTAGAGACCAGTTTCGAGGCCGCCATCGAGGGCGCGTATTACGCCCGCGTCCTGACCGACGCGGAGACCGAGAAGCGGATCGGCAACGTGCCGCATGATCCGGGCATCGAGGTCCACGCGGCCTGGGACCTGGGGATTGGCGACTCGACCGTCATTTGGCTGGCGCAGTTCGTCGGGCGTGAGGTCCGGTTGATTGACTACATTGAGAACAACGGGGTCGCGCTCGATTGGTACGCTCGGGAACTTCGGAACAAGCCTTACACCTATGCGCCGTTGATCCTGCCGCATGACGCGCAGGCGCGGGAGTTGGGGACCGGCAAGTCTCGGGTCGAGATGCTGGAGGGCCTGGGTTTTCGGACGCGCATCGCGCCGAAGCTGAGTGTCGAGGACGGCATCGAGGCGGTTCGGCGGCTGATCCCGCGCACATGGATTGACGAGAAGCGGTGCGAACTGGGGCTTCGGGCGATCCGCGACTACCGCGAGAAGCGGGACGAGAAGCGCCGCCTCGGGATGGGTCCGCTGCACGACTGGACGTCACACGCCGCTGACGCGCTCCGGTATCTGGCGGTTGCGTATGAAGAGCCCCGCGTGAAGCGGGAAGCGGCACGGCGGCCCGTTCACGCGGGCGGCAACACATGGATGGGCAGGTGATCATGGCTTACGACGCCGAAAAGCCCGCCCGCAAAGCCAAGGTGCCACCGGGCTACAAGGACGAGGCCGAGTTCTGCCAGGAGGTCCGCGAGCTATTTCAGAACGGCGTCGATTACGACCGCGAGAACCGCGACCAGGCTGACGAAGACCTCAAGTTCTTGGCCGGCGACCAGTGGGATGACGATGCGGTCAAGGCTCGCGCCGGCAAGCCCCGGCTGACGATCAACGACCTACCGCAGAAGATTGCCCAGGTGGTGGGCGACATGCGGATCAACCGCCCGTCCATCCGCGTGCGCCCTGCTGAAGACGCCGACAAGGACTTGGCCGAGGTCCGCGAGGGGCTGATCCGCGCCATCGAGCGGGATAACGACGCGCAGGGTGTCTACATCGCGGCGGGTGAGAACCAGGTCGGGTGCGGCATCGGCAACTTCCGTGTCGGGCTGAAGTACGCCGACGACACCGGATTCGAGCGCGACATCGAGATCAAGAACATCCCCGACGCCTTCGCGGTGGTGTGGGACCCGTTCGCGGTCGAACGGACGGCGCGTGACGCGGAGTGGTGCTTCGTTGAAGAGGCGATGCCCCGCAAGGCGTTTGAGAAGCGCTGGAAGGACGAGCTGCCTTCGGAGCTAGAGGTCCCCAAGGCCGACGCGAACGGCTGGTACAAGCGCGACGAGGTCCGCGTTGTCGAGTTCTGGCGCATGAAGTCGGAGCCGACGACGTACGCGCGGCTTGCGACCGGCTCGACGGTTGAGGTTGACCAGACCGACCCGCTGATGCCCGCCATGATCGTGCGGACGTCGAAGGGCCAGAAGTTGCGCCCGTTGCCCGCGCCCGTTGCGCTGGACGATGACGGCGAGCCGATGATCCGCAAGGGCGTTCGGAAGTACGCCTGCATGTACCTGATGACGGGCCACGCGATCCTGTCCGGCCCGCACGAGCTACCTATTCCCCGCCTGCCGATCTTTCGGGCGCGCGGTTGGGAGATCAACGTCAGGGCCAAGCGGGTGCGGTTCGGGCTTGTGCGCTTCGCCCGCGACAGCTACCGCCTGCGGAACTACTGGCGCTCGAAGTCGGCGGAAATGCTGGCGCTTGCGGGCAACGGCAAGTGGATTTTGCACGAGAACACCGAGGGCGATCAGGAGGCGTTCCGGGAAGCCTACAAGAACAACGACGACCTGTTGATCTGGTCGGGTCAGGTGTCGCCGGAGTTCGTCGGGCCGCCGACGCTCAACAGCGCGGTGCTGCAAGAGAGCCAGATACTAACCCAGGATATCAAGGACACGACCGGGCTGCACGACGCCTCGCTCGGCATGACGTCCAACGAGACCAGCGGCAAGGCCATCATCGCCCGCCAGCGTGAAGGCGACGTTGCGAGCTATATCTATCACGACAACCTCCAGGCCGCGATTGCCGAGGCCGGGCGGGTCATCAACGCGCTGATCCCGATTGCCTACGACACCGCGCGCACGATCCGCGTGATCGGTGAGGACGAGGCGGTGAAGGTCAAGCGCATCAACGACCCGATGAACCCGGAGAGTATCGACATCAACCGTGGCCGCTATGACGTGGTGGTCGAGACGGGCGCTAGCTACAGCACAAAGCGCGTCGAGGCCGCCGAGAGCATGATGCAATTTATGCAGGCGGTTCCGGGCGCCGCCCAGATGGCGGGCGACCTGATCGCGCGCAACATGGATTGGCCCGGCGCGGACATGATCGCGGAACGACTCAAGAAGGCGCTCCCGCCCGGCATGGCCGAGGAGAAGGACGAAGACCTGTCGCCCGAGGAGATGCAGCAGCGCCAGCAAGCGATGCAAGCGGCTCAGGCCGAGCAACAGCAGCAGCAGGCCATGCAGATGCAGGCCGGGCAACTGGCGCTCGCGGAGAAGGAAGCCCAGGTCCAGAAGACCCAGGCCGAGGCAATCAAGGCGATGCGCGAGGCCGAGGCGGTGGGTCAGGAGTCAGGCCCCGCCGTCACGCCGCTCGATGAGGCGCTGAAGATGGCGCAGCTTCGCAAGGCGCAGGCCGACGCCGTCAAGGCCGAGGTCGAGGCTCAACGCTCACAGGTGGCGCTCCAGGGCGACATCATGGATTTGGAACGCAAGCCGCTGGAGGCGATGCACTCCGAAGCGGACCTACAGAACAAGCTCAACCCGCCGACGCCCGAAGCGGACGGCTAAGGTTTCGCGCCGGGGAGTTCGTCCCGCCCCCGGATCACGCGCCTCGGGACTTCCGCGAAAGCGCCAATGTCAGAAGCCCCCAACACGCCGGAAGGCGTGACCGAAGACGTGTCCGTTGCCGATCAGGTGACCGACCAGACCCCCGCTCAGGGTGACGAGCATCTCGGGGACGATGCCCCCGCCGAAACCGCCGACGACGGCTCTGGCGAAAAGCCTAGGCCGAAGAAGACGGTTCAAGACCGCATCGACGAGCTGACCCGCAAGCAACGGGACGCCGAACGCGAGGCGGAGTTCTGGAGGGCGAAGGCCACCCAGCCGCAGGAGCGCCAACGCGACCCCGAGCCCCAGGTCGATGATGACCCGGAACCCAGCCCCTACGCTTTCGAGCATGGGGAAAACGACGTGCGCTTCATTCGGGCGCAGGCCGCTTGGGAAGCCCGGCAGGAAGTCACGCGCCAGTTCAACGAGCGCGCCCAACGTGAAGCCGAAATGGCCGAGCGTCGGCGGTTCAACGAGCGGGCCGAGACCTTCGCCGGTCAGACCCCGGACTTCTACGACGTGGTGGGTCAGAACTACGAGCGCGCCGCGTCTGTGATGACGGAAGTCATGCAGCACGCCGCTCGTGCAGCCGATGAAGCGCCGGCCCTGGCGTATCACCTGGCAAAACACCCGGCAGAGGCGCGCCGCATCGCGGCACTCAACCCCTACGCCCAAGCCGTTGAGATCGGAAAACTCGCAGCCCGGTTGTCGGCGCCCGCAGCGCCACGACCAGCCCCAAAAACCGCCACCGATGCCCCGGAACCTCCCCCGCAAGCGCGAGGGACCGGAGGCCGATTCAAGGTCGCGCCGGACACGGACGACTTTTCGGCTTTCGAGCAAACCTACGGCTGAGGCGGCTCTAGTCCCAAGAGGACGGAACCCAAATGCCTAACGCACTCCTCTCTCCGAAGGTGTACGCCAACACCTTCCTCAAGCTCATGAAGAACAACCTCGTGGCCGCCAAGGTGGTGACGAGCGAGTACCGCGACGTGGTGGTCAAGCCGATCAGCAAGGGCGGTCAGTCCAACGGCACGACCGTCTACGTCAAGCGTCCGCCGCAGTTCACGGTTCGTGACGGCGCGGTCGCCCAGGTGCAAGACGTGGTCGAAGGCGAAATCGCCCTGACCATCGACAAGCAGAAAGGCATTGACGTTGAGTTTACCTCGCTCGAGGAGACCTTGACCGTTGACAGCCTGCTGAAGTCGAAGGTCATGTCCTCGGCTGCGGCTCAGTTGGCGAACCAGGTGGACACGGACATTCACGCCGTGACCCGCCAGTTCTACTCATGGGTCGGTACGCCTGGTCAACTCATCAACAGCTTCTCGGACCTGTCCAAGGCTCCGCAGCGCCTTGATGAGCAGGGCGTCGAGACCGATGGCCGCGTCGGCTTCCTGCATCCCTCGGATGCCTGGGCCATGCTCGGCAATCTGTCCGGCCTCCAGACCGAGAAGATCGCCTCTGACGCGCTCACCCGCGCCAAGCTGCCGATCCTCGGCAACATCGACTGGTACGCCACCCAGAACGCTTCGACGGTCACGACCGGCACGCGCTCGGGCAACGCACTTGTGGACGGCGCCAGCCAAAACGTCACCTACGCTTCGGTGAAGGACGGCGATTGGCAGCAGACGCTGAACATCGACAACGTCGGCAACGCTCAGACCGTGGCCGCCGGCGAGGTGTTCACCATCGACGGTGTGTTCGCCGTCAACCCGATGACCAAGGCCACGCAGGACTTCCTGCAGCAGTTCACGGTCATCACCGGCGGCACTTCGGTGGCGACCGGCACGGGCAACGACCAGAACCTGGCGCTGACCATCACCCCGCCGATCATCACCTCTGGCGCGTTCCAGACGGTGAGCGCGGCTCCGGCTGACAACGCCGCGATCCAGTGGATGGGTGACGACACCGAGACCAACACCGACGCCACGACCTACAAGTTCGGCACGGTGTTCCGTCCCGAGGCCATCGCGCTGGTCTCCGCGAAGCTGATCATGCCTTACTCGGGCGAGGCGGATTACGCCACCGACCCCGACACCGGCCTGACGGTTCGCTACTGGCGCTCGTCTGACTCCACCAACGACACGCACCTGCACCGCTTCGATGTGGTCTACGGCGTGAAGAACGTGGATCGCCGCCGAGGCGTCCGCCTCTCCGGCACGGCCTAATCGGTCTCCTCCCCGAACTGAGGCGGGGCTTCGGCTCCGCCTCTCTCTTTTTCATGGAAAGGGTCAGACATGACCGTTCAAACCGTGGGCCGCGATCTTGAGGGCCTCTACATCGCTCAGTCCGGCGGCAAGCTGGGCTTTTACGGCGCCACGCCGATTTCCAAGGCGACGGTCACCGCCGTCACCGACGGATCGACGGGAACCGCCAACGCCGCCACCGGCATCCAGCCGCTGACGGCGACCTACAATTCGACCCTGCTGATCAACAGCATTGCGACCCTTGCGGACGGTATCAACCGAATCCGCACGGCGCTGGCGAACGTCGGCCTCGTCACTTGAGGCTTTTCGTCGCCATCCCGGCTTATGACGGGAAGGTCGGCATCGAGACCGTCCGCTCTTTGCTCAACGAGCAGAGGGCGGCGGCTCTCTTGGACATTGAACTACAGGTCGGGCTCTTGCCCGGATGTTCGCTCATCACGATGGGCCGAAACCAACTGGTCGCGGACTTCCTGGCGTCGGATTGCGACCGCCTGGTGTTTGTGGATGCGGATGTTTCGTGGAACCCCGGCGAGCTTCTGAAACTGGCAAGCCATCCGGTTGACGTGGTGGGCGGGGCCTATCGCTACAAAAAGCCCGCCGAAGACTATCCGATCCGCTGGCTGGAGCGCGACGAACTTTGGGCCGACCCGGAAACGGGCTTGCTTGAGGTTGACAGCGTTCCGGGCGGGTTCTTGGCCATCTCTCGCAAGGCGTTTGAGGTGTTGCGCGAGGCGCACCCGGGCCGCGCCTATGAGCACGAGGGCCGCGCCTTTCATGGCTACTTCCACGCGCCGGTCGAAGCGGGGCGCATCTGGGGTGAAGACACCGCGTTCTGCAATGATTGGCGGAAGGCCGGCGGCCAAGTCTGGCTCGATCCTGAACTTCACCTGACGCACACGGGCGGGCTCCAGCAGTTTGCGGGGTGCGTCGGTGATTGGCTTCGCAGCCGGATACCGGAGGCCGCATGACCACGATGCGAGTTATCCTCACGCGGGCCATCCGCATGACGCGGGCGTTGCCTATGGGTGACACTCCCGAGGCGGAGCAGATGGACGCCGCGCTTGAGGATGCGCAGAGCTTCTACCTGTATTTCCCGATCCGCACGCTGAAGCCGGTGCTGGTCGATGCCAACTACACCGCCAAGGAAAATGAGCGGGTGGTCAACACGTCGGGCTCTCCGATCACGGTGACCCTGCCCGAGACCATCACCGAGGACGGAAGCGAACGGGCAGTCCAGAACGGCGCGCTTGTGGAAGTCGCGGGGACATCAACCGAGCGGTACATTTACGTCTCCGAACTTGCGGCCTGGAAGGAATTGACCGGGCTGACGCTGACCAGCGAACAGCCGTTCGGCCCGACGCATGACGGCGACGTCGCGGCGATGATTGCGGCGAGGATTGCGGGGCCGGTGTTCCAGCGTTCCGCACCTGACGATGTGATGGCGCTCGCCAATGCCGGACGCACGGCGATCCGGGCGGCGTTTAGGCAAAAGTACGTTCCCACCTTCGACCGGGCGCTCTTGCGGCCTGAAGACCTGAGCATGGAGACCTAACGTGTCCGAAATGACGCGCCCCGGCGCATCCTTTGGGGCGGTCACCGCCTCCGATACCGCTGACGTGGCCCGAGTGGACGGCGATTGGCCGCGTGCGCTCTGGGTCGGTGTGGCGGGCAATGTCGCCGTGGTCGCGCCCAACGGCACGGTGCGGACGTTTGAGGGTGTTCCGGCAGGGACCATGCTGCCGGTGCGGTTCAAGCGTGTGAACAGCACGAACACCACGAACCAGACGGCCACCTCGATGGTCGCGGTCTACTAACATGGCCCTGCAATACTCCGCCGCCGTCCGTAACGCGCGCCTCGACACGGTCGAAAGCACGACGGGGACGAGCGCCATTCTTGAAATCCGCACAGGATCACCGCCCGCCAACTGCGCGGCGGCGGACAGCGGAACCTTGCTCGCCTCCTGCACGCTGCCGAGCGATTGGATGAACGCGGCCTCGGGCGGGACCAAGACCAAAAACGGGACGTGGGAAGACACCTCCGCCAACGCCACCGGCACGGCGGCTCACTTCCGCATCAAGGACAGCGGCGGGACCACTTGCCACATTCAAGGCACGGTCACGGCGACCGGCGGCGGCGGCGATATGGAGGTTGATAACACCTCGTTCGCGTCCGGCCAGGCGTTCTCGGTCACGACCTTCACCCTCACGGCTGGCAACGCCTGATGCCGATTACCACGATAGACGGCGCCATTGCGGGGATGCAGCCCCCGCGACCCTTCGCCAAAGCGGTGACGCCGACAATGGTGGCCGGGCGCCCGCAAAGCCTGTGGGGTCTGGCGGGCAATCCGGGCGCTGGATCGTTTGATACCACGCTGAACGGCGTTGTGCTGTCCAGCACGTCGGCGATGGTCAACGGCCAGCTTCCGCACGTTAACCCGGTGAGCGGCAACGCCTATCTGGCGAGCCTGACGGCGCAAGCGACCATTGCGGGGACGCTTCTTCTCTGCGACCGCCTTTGGCACAACGGCGGCTATACGATCACGTCGAACACGGCGCAAAACTCGACAACGCCGTCGTGGCCCGCGCGAGATATCGCCGGATCGACCAACGGCGATGGCGTCTATCTGGGTCTGGAGATCAGCGCGGCGGCTGGCGCGGCAGCCCCAACCATCACAATCGCGTACACGAACCAGGCCGGAACCGGCTCGCGTTCGGCGACAAACGCCTTTCCCACGGCCAACAGCCCAACGGCGGGCGCGTTTTTTCCGATTGGCTTGCAGGCGGGGGATACCGGCGTCCGGTCGGTGCAAAGCCTGACGCTTTCGGTATCGTGGGTGTCGGGGACGATGAACCTCGTGGCCTATCGTGTGCTTGCGGCGGTCCCGTTGACGGCGGCTCAGGTTCCGGGCGCTCTTGATGCGCTCACCGGGGCGCTGCCGAGGCTTTATGACGGCGTCGTGCCGTTCCTGATTTTCATTCCGTCCACCACGACGGCGTCCAACATCACCGGCGTCTACGTCGAAACTCACGGCTAGGTCATGGCCGGGCCGAACGCGCTAACGGGCGCCTGGCTATACCGGCCAGCACTTCGCAACGCTCGGTCTCTTGTTCCGCAATACCAGCCCGAGCTTGAGGCGTGGTTCTGGAGCAGGGGCGCCGGAATCACGGCAACGGCGACCATCACCGAGGCCGGCGATACGGTCTCAGGATCAAGCCGCCTAGCCATCGCAGGGGCGCTCTCGCGCACCGAGGCGGGGGATACACTAACCGGAGCCTCTAAGGTCGCCCTGGCGGCGTCCCTGGCCCGCACAGAGGCAAGCGACACGGTATCCGGCGCGGGCAAGGTGGCAATCGCCGCCACGCTCGCAAGGACAGAGGCCAGCGACACGGTTTCGGGTGTCGGCAAGGTCGCCATTGCGGCCACGCTGACGCGGACGGAAGCGGGCGACACGCTCAGCGCGGCGGGAACGGTTCCCGCCGGGCCGATCACGGCAACGGCGACCATCACGGAAGCCAACGACAGCGTCACGGCTTTCGGCGCCCGCGTGGTGGCCTATCCGATACCCACCCCGCCCACGGCTTCGGGCGATCCGGCAAGCGGCGGAACGACTACGGCGCAACCCATAACGGGTGGCGGAACGGCGAGTGCGGGTGGCTTGCCTTCCTCGCCCTCGATCACGGCGGAACCCATAGCGTCGGGGCCGGTCATCAATGCCTAACCTGACGACCAATAGCCCGCAGCGTGACCGGCGCATCCTGGCGGCGGACGCGGCTTACGCGGCGTTCCTGGCGCCCGGCTTTCCGCTCGATGACTACCCCGGCGAGACGTTGCAAATCCGCAACGAGCTGGACCGGACGAACTGGCTAGGGCTGGTCAAGAAGATCGAGTGGGCCTTGCGGGACGAGGTTCTGTTTTACGAGGCTCTCGGCCTGCCGGTTCCCGACGTTCTGGGTGACTACCCAATCCCCGAACCGGGTATCCGCTGCACGTCGAACAACTTCATCCGCCCAAAGGTCAAGGACGTCCTCACCATCATGGAGGGCCTCCTGACCTTTGCGGAGGCCGCGCAAGCCAACTGGTGGCGGCTTAAGGACGAATGTCGGTCGGTCACGACGCGGGCCGCTCTGGAGGCTATCGACATGGGCTCAGGCTGGCCGTGATCCGGTATTTCGAGCGCGTCCTTGCCGGATGCTCTCACCTTCTGAACGCCCTGGCCGGCGGTGATCCGCGAAACAGCTTCTCCGCCCGCGTGGGCATGGAAGCGCACCACGGCAAGCAGTGGGCGATCCGGGCGGCGAGACTGATCGACGGGCTACTGTGGTCGAAAAACCACTGTGCCGAACACGCGCGCGAGGAGGGTCTGATCTGATGGCCGACGCGCTCGTTTACTTCGGCGCCTACAAGCGCACCGGCTTCCCGGAAGCCATTGCGCTGAATTGCATATCCGAGAACGCGCCCACGCTTCCGAGCGCCCCCACGGCGCTGATCGCGCGGCCCGGCCTGGAGGACTTCACCACGGTCGGAACGGCGCCCATCCGGGGGGTGTTTCAGAAGGCGGGCCTGATCGGTGGTGACGCTTTCGTGGTCGCCAATGATACCTGTTACCGGGTGACATCGGGCGGCGCGGTGACGGCCCTGACAGGGACCATTCCGGGCTCGGGCGTGGTCGAAATGGACGGCGGCCTCGACGCCGATTACAACTCGATCATCCGCATTGCGACGGGTTCGGCGCTCTACAAGTATGACAGCAGCGGCGTGTCGGTGGTCGCGGAGACCTTCCCCGATAGCGGCAACGCCGGGGCGACGTCGGTGGCGTTCTTTGGGGGATATTGGGCCGCGCCGGAAGCGGGCTCGGATGCGCTTTACTACCAAATCCCCGCCGCCTCGACGTGGTCCGCGCTTGACTTCGCATCGGCGGAATATGCCCCTGATCCGCTGGTCGGCGTGCGGGCGTTTGGGGAGCTTCTGGCGCTTTTCGGGTCGGCCACGACGGAGTTCTGGCGGCTGACGGGCAATGCCTCGTCACCCCTGGAACCGGCGGGCGGGCTCAAGTTCGACATCGGGTGTCGGGCCATTGCCTCGGCGGTCAACATGGCCGGGACGCTGGCGTGGGTCGATGACAATTGCTCGGTCAACGTGAGCGACGGCGGCCCGCCTTCGGTCATCTCGGACAGCGGCCTTTCGGAGCAGATCAGGAACACGGCGGCGGCGGACCTGTCGGCGTCTTACTTCATTGTCGATCAACACCCGCTCTATGTGTTGCACCTCGGCACAACGGCAACGTGGGTCTATGACCTCTCCACAAAGCGGTGGAGCAACTTCCTCTCGCTCGGCTACGACTACTGGCGGCCCCGCTTCTTCGCCAACCTGGGCGGGACGGTGCTGGCGACCGACCGTCTATCCTCGCAGCTATACCGCCTAGACCCCGACCGCCGGACGGATGACGCCACGGTGTTTCCGCTGGAGTTCATGGCGGTCATCGACGTGCCCGAGGGGACGGCGGACATCGGCAATGTGGAGCTTGACTGCCTGACCGGCGATGCGCCGCGAACCGGGCAGGGGAGTGACCCGCTGATCGGGGTTCGGTGGTCAAGGGACCGTGGCGCGACGTGGAGCGATGCGCGGTATCGGAGCCTGGGGGCCACCGGCAAGAACGCCGAGACGGTGCGCTGGACGGCCTTGGGGCAGGCTCGGGCGCCGTATGGGCTTATGCTGAAGTTTGAGGTGTCGGACCCGGTTGGCCGGCGCTTCTCGGCGGTGCGGATCAACGTGCCGTGAGCATCCGCAACTCGCCTCTGTTCATGGCGAGCGGTCGGGCCACGCCGCTTCTGTTGGGTCAGATCAGACGCCGCTCTCCGTTGCAACCGTTTCAGTCGATGGCCGTCCTCGTGGATGGCGGGCTGGCGACCAAATACTTCCGCGATTGGTGGGCGCGAGCCTTCCCGTTGCGCCAACCCCTCCCGCTTGACCGGATAGCCGACGCCGAAGGGCGCGGAAGTGATCGGTTCTGGGAACTGCTGAACTAGGAGGCGATATGCCGCTTGCTGCACTCATCGGCCCCGCGTTGAGCGTTGGGGCATCGCTTCTGGGCGCATCAAGCGCCAAGAAGGCCGCCGCCAAGACGGACGCCGCGAACCAGCAGGCGGCGCGTGAGGCACTCGCCGCACAGCAGGCCAACTTCGACCGCATCGTCGGGCTTAACCAGCCGTTCATCGAAGGCGGCAACACGGCGCAACAGGCGTTGATGGGCCGCCTTGGGCTCACCCAGCCCGCACAGCCCATGAACCCCGGCGGTGGTGGTCAGGCCAAGGCCCCCGGCGGCTTTGCGGGCGGCATCCCCGGCGAGCCCACGCCCCAAGGCGGTGGTCAGGACTTCGCGGGCTACCTGCAAGCCAACCCCGACGTCGCCGCGTGGGCGCAACAGTCCATCGGCCAGACGCCTCCGAACTGGGAAGGCGGGGCCATCGACAGCCCCGAGGAGGCGGCGGCCTATCATTATCAGGCGTTCGGACAGAACGAGGGGCGCACGCTCAATCAGGCTGCGCCCGATCCCAACGCCGTCCCCGACTACATGAACATGCGCCGACCGGATGCCCCGGAAGCGCCGACGTTTGAGCGTCCTGCGGCGATGCAGGCGCCGAGCCTGCAAGGCTTCATCGACCCCGCCAAGTTCCAGGTCGATCCCGGCTATCAGTTCCGGTTGAGCGAGGGCCTGAAAGCCGTCAACGCGGCCTCTGCGGCGCGGGGCAAGCTCCGGTCGGGTGACGCCGCCATGGCGCTCCAGGCGCGCGGGGAGGGCCTTGCAAACCAGG